TTTTAAATATCACTGCTTCTAACCCTATTGAAGAAGCAATTCCTGGCAGGACAATTAAATGGATTGTGACTGAAGATACTACAGATAGTATCGTAGGTGTGGTTAGATTTGGATCACCTACAATTAATTCAAAACCAAGAAATGTTTATTTTGGTGATGTTTTATCATTGTCAAAAATTAATCATGAGTTTGTAATGGGATTTAATATTGTTCCTGTGCAACCATTTGGATATAATTATCTTGGTGGAAAACTTTTAGCACTTCTGGCATCTTCAAATTATCTCAAAAAACAATTTGACCAAAAGTATAATACTGATTTGAAATATTTTGAAACAACATCTTTGTATGGAACTACAAAAGGAGTTTCTATGTATGACGGTCTAAAGCCATATATTCGCCATATTGGAGATACTGAAAGTAATTTTTTGCCATTATTTCATGATGATTATTTTAGAAAGATGTTTTGGTGGTTTAATAATAATGCCAATAATGGGGAGAGGTTAATTTCTGCCGACAAGTCATCAAAAAAATTAAAGATTCAAACTAAGATGATTTCTATCATCATGAAGTCCCTTCGTGATGATTTGAAGTTGCATGAATTTCAAGAATGTATAAAACATGCTAAATCTTTAACAGAAAAGAAAAGATATTACATGTCAAAATTTGGATATGAACCTGGTGAAGTAATTGACTGGTGGAAAGTAAAAGCATCTAAAAGATATCAAAAACTTAAGGTTGAGAATAGAATTAGAACTGATTTGGAACTGTGGACAGCAGATTCTGATTTACAAATTATTAGATAGTATGGAATTAAAGGACTGGTTAAACTCGATCAATCGAACAAAGAAAAACTTGATCGATGAAGATCCTTCAACTGAGAAGGAATATGCACCTTATATTATCAATAAGTGCCTTTCTGCAGAAATTGATTGTATTATGTTTGTGAATGAATTGAATCGATATCATTTTGTTCCTAAAAAAATGCAATATGACTTTCTTATAAATATTCTGAGAGTTAAGAAGAGATATACTCCTTGGCTCTATAAAGATAAAATCAAAGATCTTGATATGGTCAAACGTTATTATGGTTATAGTAATGAAAAGGCACAACAGGCTTTGAGGATTCTAACAAAAGAACAACTAACATTTATTAAATCAAAATTTGAAACTGGAGGAACAAAATGAGTGTCGTTCAAGAACCTACTGTACAATGGTCGCCTGATATGATGATAGAAGTCATTCTTAATGAACCAGATGACTTCTTGAAGGTGAGAGAAACATTGACTCGTATTGGAGTCGCCTCAAGAAAAGAGAAAAAACTTTATCAAAGTTGCCACATTCTCCATAAGCAAGGTCGTTACTTTATTACACACTTTAAAGAACTTTTTGCTCTGGATGGCAAACACGCAAATCTAACTGTAAATGATATTCAGCGTCGTAATCGTATCATTCAGTTAATTGCTGATTGGGGTTTGGTTGAAGTAGTTGATGTAAGTAAAGTTCAGGATATTGCTCCACTAAATCAAATCAAAGTTCTTCCTCATAAAGAAAAAGGAGATTGGATTTTAGAAACCAAGTATAATATTGGTTCTAAAAGGAAAAAGGTTGAAGAAACCGAATAATAAAGTGGGGAGTCCAACACTCCCTTTTTTTATTATGAACTGCTATATAATAAGGATGCCTTCGGGATCCATAAAAAACAAACTCGCTTTATAAGGAGCTACCATAATGACTAACCTTGCACGTTACACTGCTGCGGATCTTCCTGCCTTGATGGACAGGATTACACGCAATAGTATTGGAATGGACGAATATTTTGATCGCCTATTCAATCTTCACGAAACTACAAATAACTATCCACCCTACAATCTAATTCAGGTAAATAGTGTAGAGTCTCATTTAGAGATTGCACTTGCCGGATTCAAAAAGGAGGAAGTAAATGTCTTCACAGAGTATGGAAAACTTTTTATCGAGGGGCAAAAATCAGATACTGAATCGGATAGGACGTTTATCCACAAGGGTCTGGCTCAGCGAAGTTTCAAAAGAACATGGACACTATCTGACGACACTGAAGTCCGAGAAGTTATCTTTGAGGATGGATTACTTACCATTCGACTAGGAAAAATTGTCCCAGAACATCACAACAGAAAAGATTACCTATAAATACTTAAGGCTGCCCTAAAATATCGTTGCCGCAGGGAGGTAACTGGCAAAACCCAGTTTAACACCTCCCTTTTTTGTGCTATAATGAATTGAGAGGAACCCCAAAAAATGTCTGTAAAAATTGCACTATTAAAATCTGGAGAATCTGTAATTGCTGATATTAAAGAGTTAATTTCTGATGATAAAGTATGTGGATATTTGTTTACGAATCCACATAAAATGGAGGTCAGTAATTTGATTTACTTGACCGAGAAATCATCAGAACCTGAACCTGAAGATAGAAATGTGAGTGTCACATTTTCGTCTTGGATTCTCTTTACAAGTGATGATGAGATTCCAGTTCGCCCTGATTGGATTGTAACTATTGTTGAACCAGTCAAATCTATTAAAGAAATGTATGAGGAAAAAGTAAATGGAACGAAACGTGAAATGCCTTCTCTTGAAGGTTAATGCGGTATTAATAACTGAAATTATTGAAGTAGGTTCTGAACTTGGAGAACCAGATTGTAAACTAATCAATCCATACGTATTTTTTGGTGTGGACGATATGAAACCTTGGCCTGCGGTTACTAATCAGAATGAACTTATGATTCATTCTGATAGTATTCTTACAATTGTAGAACCTACTCTAGAAATTCTTGACAAATATCTTGAACTAACTGCCTGATGAATTTTTATACAAATGTGCAAATGGTCGGGGATCACTTCTTGGTCCGTGGTTATGAAAATGGAAGACATTTTATGACCCGTGAGAAGTTTTACCCGACTCTTTTTGTTCCCTCAAAAAAGAATACACAGTATCAAACACTGAATGGTGAATATGTTGAAGCAGTTCAACCTGGATCTGTGAGAGATTGTAGAGAGTTTATTAAAAAGTATGATGGTGTAGAGGGATTTAGTATTTCTGGAAATGATAGATACATTTATCAGTATATTTCTGAGACTTATCCGGAAGATGAACTCAAGTTTGATATTAGTAAGATCAAAGTAACAACAATTGATATTGAGGTTGCATCTGAGAATGGATTTCCTGATGTAGAAAGTGCTGCTGAGGATGTATTACTAATTACTCTTCAAGACTATAATACTAAACAAATTCGTACTTGGGGTCTTGGAAAATTTAACAATACCCAAAGTAACGTAAATTATCGTTCTTTCTCAAATGAATATGATCTATTAAATGATTTTATTAATTGGTGGATGATTGAGGATAATACTCCAGAAGTCATTACTGGTTGGAATAGTGAACTGTATGACATTCCATATTTGGTTCGTCGGATAGACCGTGTTCTTGGTGAAAAGTTAATGAAGCGTATGTCTCCATGGGGACTTGTGACTGAAAGGGAGACTGTTATTTTAGGAAGAAAGATGATTTCCTATGATATTGGTGGGGTCAGTCAACTTGACTATCTCAATCTTTATAAAAAATTTACTTATAAGGCACAGGAATCTTATCGTCTAGATCATATTGCCAATGTGGAACTTAAACAGCAGAAGTTAGATCACAGTGAATTTGACACATTCAAAGATTTCTATACTAAAGGTTGGCAGAAGTTTGTAGAATACAACATTATTGACGTTGAACTTGTTGACCGCTTGGAAGATAAGATGAAACTTATTGAACTTGCTTTGACAATGGCATATGACGCTAAGGTAAACTATAGTGATGTATTTTCTCAAGTAAGAATGTGGGATACTATTATCTACAACTATTTGAAGAAGAGAAATATTGTCATTCCTCCAAATGAGAGATCTGATAAAGATTCTAAGTATGCTGGTGCTTATGTGAAGGAACCTATTCCTGGTGTGTATGATTATGTTGTCAATTTCGATTTGAATTCACTTTATCCTCATCTTATTATGCAATATGCAATATCTCCAGAAACGCTTATAGAAAAAGATGAACTTAATAAAAGAATTGCTGAACTTGAAAGTATGCTATAATATAAATAGGATATAGATAGTTTATAAGTAAAGGTTAGTATCCTATGTATGTTTATCAGTATAAGGAAGATGTAAATGTGTTCTATGTTGGTATGGGGCAAGGTTATAGAATGTGGTCTCATTTAAAACCAAGTTCTTATATGCCATATGATGCAAATTATCCTTCTTTTTATGGAAAAATAAAATCTATGATTTTAAATGGGACTGAACCTTGTGTTGAAAAGATTTTTGAAGGCACAAAAGAAGAATGTCTAAACCTTGAAAAAGAACTTATTAAAAAATATAAGTTGATTGACGAGGGGGGCACACTCTACAACATTTCTAAAAGTGGTGGGGGTCGTGTAAAAGGAAAATCATATCCTATGAGTGAAAATACTTTGAAAAGATTTAGGGAAACTAGGAAACAAAGTAGGACTTACAAAATTGAAAGTGAAGATTTGAGAAAAATGTATCTTAT